AAGCATTTTTAATTAGAATTTTTGTGTCTGACTTATTTGGACCTAATTTTTCATTTGTGTGTATGCTCATGCAATACCTCATGAATGTCTTAGTGGCTAACGGAAATCGTCCCTCCATGCTGTAGGCCATGCCGTATTTGTCATTCCTACTGAACATTTCTTCAGGTACCTGTGCTACGCAGTCTAAGGCCATGTGAGAACCTATGGGATCATTTGGGTTCCATAAATCTCCAGGATAGCATTTTTTGAATTCTTGTAAAAGTATTTCATCACTGATAGGATTATCTGTCAGGTTCAAAGGACGTTTTATTCTATTCAGCCACATCAGTAGTACATCATCCCAACTCTCCATTTTTGTTTTTCCTATTTGTTTTTTCAACCATTGTGGGTTTCTCATCTTCCAGTATTTTGGATAGCCGGCTAATATTTCATCACCCATGTCGCCGGCTAGAGTTACAATTATTTCCTTGTCAGCCAAAAACTTATTAGTGAAACAATACATAGACATGCTTGGATTGTAAACAGGCTGTTCCATGTAATACACACTGTCTTCCCAACTGTCCATGTAGGCTTCTGGAGTGATTATAACTTCCGTGTGGTTAAAGTCTTGTTTTGAAGCAAGAGCCATGGCACAATTCGCATCACTGTTGTAGTCCTCGTCTACATGTACATTGGGATTCATTCTATTGGTGAATGTGTTTGCCTCTCCCTTAATCTGTTTGAGTTCGTATGCAACAACACTTGAGTCCAGTCCACCGCTCAAGAACACCCCGATCTTCCTTCGTCCTATTGAACACATTTCTACAGTCTTTTTAACCATGGTCCTAAATTCTTCAGGGTCAAATGTTTTAGTATTAGTGGATTTGATATGCACCCTATGTGTTTTTACAATTTGCCTTTTTGCGATATCATACACTATTGTTTCTCCGGCCAACAATTTTTTTATGCCTGTGAAGAAAGTATTACGCAGGGCATTAATTCCTGTCCTCGCCATAAAACTAACAGCAAGGTTATCCATTTTTCTACTTCCAGGAACTTTATCTAACATTCCCTTTATCTCAGAACCAAATACCAATCCTTCTTTTATTTGTGCATAGTAGACTGGCTTAATGCCTGCATGGTCTCTGCTTAAGGTCAGTTTGTCTTTATTGACTTCGTAGTAAGCGAAGCCATGCATAGAATCTATTTCATCAATGAATGACAACCCAAATTTGTCCAACCCCCAGGCAAGTAATTCTGTGTCGCAACCTGTTGTGTCTACAAAGTCTTTATATTTGTCTTTGAGTTCGTAGTAATTGAATATTTCACCATTGTAAACTAGATAATTGTGTTTTGGAGTAAGCCAAGGTTGTTGCGATTTACCTGGTTCAGACATTATACTTAAAAGATTATGCCCTAGGGTTACAGTGTTGCCTGACTTTTTGTTTACTACTTCAATTTTATGTGCACCGTCGGGTCCTCTATGATTACAAGTATGCATGTAATCGTTTATGAATTTTTGATCACCCGTGGTTATTCCGTATATTCCACACATCTTAAAGTCCTAACTTTGTTTTGAATCTTTTGAATACGGTACCATCTCTTATTTCTTTTTCACTCCATAACTTGTAACCTAAGTCATACAGCCATTGTTGCCTATCTGGGTACTTCGGAGTCTCTATGTCATTTAAATTTGTGTTGGCGACAGGCCAACATAATGCAAGATCCGAAGTAACAAAAGTTGGGATACCTCTAACACATGAATCTACACTTGCAGTGGAATTGTGTGTAACCACAGCATGGCAGTTACTAATTGCTTCCTGAAAATGAAACCTATAATATTTTTTTTCATCACCTTGGAAATATTTTTGTCCAATATGCACCTCGACATCGTCCGGAAATTCATTTAATCTGTTTTCTATTGCAACCACATGATTAGGATGTGGCCTCACAATAAACTTCCTATCTGTCGCTGGTCTCAGTTTGTCATACACACCTTTGAACCAATCTATTGGATCAAGTTCGTTCATGCTCCAGTTGTCTTTTGGTTGAAGCACAAACATTATTGGATCTGTCTGGTTGGATTTCCTCCATGGTTCGCTTTTCACATTCCATCTGGCTTTTGCCGCTTCCCATCTGTCTGCGGGTGAGTTGTCGCTGAGAAAGTTCCCGTTGTTCATGGGCGAGTATAATGATACTCTCCAATGATGATTTGGCCCATGCACATTCCCAAAACTAGAAAGCAATCCACCGTCGAATGTGATAATGTATATGCCTTTCTTTTTGGCCCGTTCAACAAGGTCTAACCTTCTCCCTTTGGTGTGATGTCTTTGATTTGTCCCACCATATCCAAACATGCAACCTATCGGCGCTGTTGGTTCCATTTCGTCTTTTTGCCAAGGACCGGTCATGTTTTCGTTGACAATAACAGGATCGTCTCCGCATGCCTTCACTCCTTCTGCCATGTATTGTAGTAAGTCCCAACTTGCTCCCCTACGTCTGTCTTTTACTGTCCTTCTAAATATTTCAACTTTCATCTAGTATTCTCCATGCGTATCCATTTTTAATTTCGTCTGCTGTGAACTGTCCATAGGCCATTGAATGATACAACGGTTCTCTGTCAGCATATTTTGGTGTTTCAATTTTGCTGAAGTCTGTTTCTGATATAGGTGCACATGCATTATGTTTATCTGTAAAACAAGGTATGCCTCTTGTTGTGGCCTCTAGGGTAATATTTGAATTGAAAGTCACGATAGCAAATGCCTCACTCCAATCAATAGGTCCGCTTGGTGCACTGTCGTCTTTACCCGTCACTATCATTCCCCCATCCTTGTCATACCCCATGATAGGATTGTATCCTTTGTTTTTGATTATTATCGGACGATCTGTGTTGGCCTGTAGGGTTGATACTGTTTTGTCTAGCCAATCATGCACACCAAAAAATTCTTTCATCGCATTCGACGGTGGGCATACTATTATGTTCTTTCCATCTTTTTTCCATGGATTTATAGGCCATGGAAATGTTTTTTTGAATCTATCGTCTGGCCTGTGTTCAAACCAATTCTTCAGATGATTGTTTTTGACTATTTTGCTAAAGAAAGGTGCGTTTCTTGTTTCTCCCCAGTACGGACGATCCATATAATAGAAATCGATTTTATTCTTTTTTGCCCAGTTGTACACGAGGTGCGTTCCACGTAGCACACCAAACATTACTGCTTTGGTACAATCTTTTTGTTTGATTATCTCAGTAGGGGCAAGTTTTTTAGCATTAGGTAAGCCTCGAACTGCCCAGTCAACATATTTTTCAGTAAGTTTCCTGTTAGTGGCACTAACGTATATCATGGGACAATCTCTTTATATCTTCGTTAACCATCAAAGCAATCATGTCTTTGAACTCGGTTTTAGGTTCCCACCCTAATTTCTGTTTTGCTTTTGCGTATGAACCATGCAGTGCGTGTACTTCTGCTGGACGTTTGTAACGAGGATCTGACTCAACATATTGCTCCCAGTCGTCAATTCCTGCTGTCCTAAAAGCATGGGTGAGTAATTCTCTTATAGAATGTTGCACGCCTGTGCATATCACATAGTCTCCTGGATCTTGTTGTTGCACCATGGTGTACATCGCTTCAACATAGTCTCCAGCAAAACCCCAATCCCTCTTTGCGTCTAAGTTTCCTAGTGTAAGTTTTTTTGAAAGTCCTAGTTTAATCCGTGCCACGCCGTCTGTGATTTTCCTTGTAACAAATTCTTTACCTCTAATCGGAGATTCATGATTAAAAAGTATTCCATTTGAAGCGTGTATACTATAACTTTCTCTAAAATTTATTGTCATCCAATAGGCATATAATTTAGATACTCCATAAGGTGAACGAGGATGTAACGGTGTGTTCTCATCCTGCACTCCCTCTACATTTGAATTGCCATAGAGTTCACTAGTACTTGCCTGATAAAATCTTGTAATTGGATTTTGATTGACTATGGCATTGAGAACATTTAACACGCCCATGGCATTCACTTCTGTGGTCTGTTTGTTTAGTTCCCAACTCGCACCTACGAAACTCTGTGCGGCTAAATTGTAAAATTCGTTTGGCTTAATTGTTCTTACCAAATGATTCATGTTGGCATCATCAGTGATGTCTCCTGTGATAAGTTCAACATCATTTTCTATTCCTAAGTAGTTTAGGTTTGACAGATTTGGATTGCTATATCTTTTTACCAAACCATAAACTTTATAGTCTTTTTCTAATAAATGTTTTGCTAGGTAAGGACCGTCTTGTCCTGTCATCCCAGTTACAAATGCAATTTTTTTCATTTTAATGTAATTATGTTTGTTTAGGCCGGTGGTACTTTTTTCCAGTAATCTATTTCATGAACAGTAACTTTGGCTTTTGGATTGTGCCTTAGATCATTTTTGACACTTGTGCCTCTTGTTTTACGATTACCTTTCATGTGGTCCATGTACAGACCCAGTTCACTGTTCACGAACACATGGTGTCCTTTCACACCTTTCCAATAACCAATATCATTTACTTTGACATTTTTCTCTTTCCTATATATTTTTGTAAGGTGCCAAAAAACGTAACTGTCATGCCATTCTAGAATTTTAAAAACATCATCGGTCACATATAGTTGTTCCCAGTCATTTATAAAATTCTGAATTTCTGGATGGTTGCAATTATAACCAACAAAGCCACACTCTGGGTATTTGCCGCCATCTCCCAACGTTGGATTTTCTCTACCAAGGTAAGTGACCATTGTATCTTTTGGTAATAAATTTTCAAAGAAACTAAATGGCACAGGCCGGAATGAAAAGGTGTCAGCATCTATCCAGACCACATAGTCGTACCCTTTTGAATTCCGTAGTCCATTAACAACACAAAAAACTTTATTAGAAAAACGCACTGCGTTCCATAAAAAAGATTCCTTGTTCTTATCCGAGCCTCCGAGCGTTTGTAGTTCTGGAACTCTTCGCACGCCATTAACCTTTGTTTGTAATTTTCCATTGGCTACTGGATCGTCCTTATGCCTTTGCTTGAAGGCAGTAAGTTCAGGCTCTGCGGTGTTAAGGTCAATCCACTTTATCCTATCGTACTTGCATTCTGGTTTTGGTTCTTCAGCATACACAACCAAATCAATCTCTTTTGGAAACTGTTCAGCCATTGACTCGATCCCCTTCTTGGCATATTCATTCCAGCATCCTGGTTTGTAAGATGTAATTACTTTTATTTTCATTCTCAATATTTAATCTAAGTGTTTGACCAAGTCTGCAACATTGACCTGAAAGTCTATCAAGTCAGACAATCTTTTTATTCCTTTTGGTTTTTTATTTTTTTCCAACGGTATAGGTACCGTGTTTGCCAAATATAATTTGTGATGTAGATCTAAATGATGAGACAGCACAGGATAAACTTTTTTATGTATCATTTTTGGATCTTGAATCTCAACAACTTTAGTTCCCGGCTTACACCATAAAAGGTTGACCAGTCCTGCTCCATGAGCCGCAACAATATGTGTGGCCTCTGCGAAAGTCCTCATTTGTTCTTTGATGGTCATTTGCTCTAAAGCAACTGTCTCCCATCCTTTGAGGGCCAAAATCAGTTCGTCTGAGTTTTTTATTTTTCTCGTTTTAGCACCTGGACGTAGCACAATAATTTTCCTGTGTGGCGTAACGCTTTTAAGTCCTGTTAGTCCTTTGAAATGTCTTAACCATTGTGCCAGATGTGGCGTGATTACTCCGTCTTTGGAGTTGCTTAGACTAGGCACAAGCAGGTGCTTGAATTGCCATACTTTATTTTTTGGCATGACAACTACCTTAACATCAGGAAATAACTCTTTGATTACTCGTTCCATGTACTTGCTTTCGTTGGCCAGGATGTAGCAATACCTTGCAAAGTTTGTTGACCATCTCTTCTCCATCAATCTAAATTTACTAATCACATCAATCCAAATGTGCCATGGATTGTTTACACTTGCTTCGTCTATAGGTAGCCACACATAAGTGTACCGTTCGTGGAATTCTTGAGAAACGGGAGACATGTCTATCTCAACATTATCTCCCCATTCATTCCAAAGGTTGTGTGACTTATGAGGTTTAAATTTGCTTTCATGAGTCAGTCCCCATACGTAACTTGTTATCAGTTTGTTTTCCATTGTAGTAAGCACAGGCGCACTGTGAATTTTGCAGTTGTGAAACTCTGCAACAAAAGTTGGTAAACTTGTGAAGTGGGGATCAATGTCCTCATGGTAAGGTACAGAGTAATCGTAACTGTTGTCTACGGTCTCCCATCTATCTAAGAAATACTTGATTGAATCTATGTTCTTCATGATTGTATTTTGCCAGTAAGTATACTATAATTATTGTATTATGTTAACCAATATGTTCATTAATGGTTGTTCGTTCTTGACACCTAGGCCCAAGGACGGAGTTAACACTCATGCCGGCATCGAACTGGCATCTCTGCTGGACATGGATATAAAATCTAATCTTGCCATGGGAGGCCGAGGAAATGAACGTATTAGTTTTACGACTAAATTATGGTTCGAACAGAACGGGCACAAAGATACTTTCGCTTTGATCGGATGGTCTAGCATGATGAGAAATGACTATATCACAGACGATGGTTGGAAAAAGGGAAGGATACCGAATATGGATTTGACCTGGCGTAGTTGGAAATTGACTGAACAAACGGATTTTATCAAAAGGCAAACAGGCTGGGATATTGAAAACACTTTGATAATGAAATACCTGGATAATGTTTTAGATTTACAAAATTATTTTAAATTACATCATATACCATATGTGATGTATAATTCTTTGCCGAATTTTGTGAATATGCAAATCAAGGACTTTCAAACTTTCTCCAATGCAATTGATATGAAACGCTTTTTTTCTCCGGAGCAGAGTCACTTAGAGTATATACAAGAAAAAAGTCTCGTGGTGAGTCCCAATGATCCACATCCTTCCGGAGATGGGCACAAACAATGGGCACAGCAACTAAAAGATTATATTGATGTTAACAATTTACGTACCGTTTAATAATATGAAAAGTAAGGCTTGGGAAGTCTTCAAAGGAGTAATGAAATCATGGCCGGACCAACATCAGACCTTAGATAATATCAAGGCAAATGATCCACTTCCGAATGCAATGTTTTGGGGATTCGTAAACAACAACAGAGAAATGATACAAAAATTGGAATCGAGGAATCATCCTTATTGGTTTACCGATACGCCCTATTTTGGAAGATTTGATAATAATAATTTGAAGCCAGACAACCATTACTGGCGTATCTGCAAAAATGCAATACATGTTCCATACATCAAAGATTGTAAGTCGGATAGGTTTGACAAGTTTAACATAAAGATAAAAGCACCTAACTTCGCTGGAAAGCACGTTTTAGTTTGTCCGAGCTCAACAGGAATCAATGAATACTTAGGTAGACCTAAATGGACAGATGAGACCATAGAACAAATAAAAAGGTATACGGACCGACCTATCAGACTTCGACACAAGCCTAGGGGAAGGGGTACTTCAGGACCAAGTGAGGCAAAGGTACCCCTATCCGAGGATCTGAAAGAAGCCTGGTGTGTAGTGACCAGTTGTTCCATAGCGGCAGTTGAGGCAATATGTGAAGGTATACCAGTGTTCTGTGATCAAAAGAGTTTCGCAGTAGACGTAGCCAACACTGAGTTATCAGATATCGAGAATCCCTATTATGGAGGACCAGAACCTTGGTTGTACAGCCTTGCATACCAGCAATTCACTCCTGAAGAGATTGAAAATGGCAAAGCAATAGAGATACTGATGGATAAAGGAATATTATGAAAATTGCAAAAGTAAATGACTTTTGGGTGCCTCAGAATGACTTGCATTTCAACGAGTGGCAGTCTGGCAAGCCGTTTACACAGAACAAATGTCTACTACAATTCATACGCTACTGTGAAGTGAAAAATAAAAAATTTGACTGTGTATTAGATGTGGGTGCATGGGTTGGCACATGGAGTATGGCAATGCAGGAGTTTGCAAACAAGATTGTTGCATTCGAACCAGACAGTGTGCATTATGAATGCTTAACGAAAAATGCTGGTAGTAATATTGAAACACACCAACTGGCCGTTGGCGCAGAACAAAAAATGATTTCATTATCGGAAGATGATTTCACCCAGAGTAAAAGAGTTGTTGGAGAAGGAAAAATACCAATGATCACCATAGACAGTTTAGTTTTAGAAAACGTAGACCTTATGAAAATTGATGTGGAAGGGTTTGAAATGGAGGTCCTAAAGGGTGCTACAAAAACATTGGAAAGCGTAGAATATCTAATGATAGAATTAAACAACAACACAAAAAAGTATGGCAGTAGTAATATTGAAATAGAAAAATACATTGCATCTTTAGGATTCAAAACTCTTATTTCACATTGGCCAGATAAAGTTTTTCACCGTGCATAACTTAAATTAAATACTCTGAATGAAAATTTTTATCACAGGTGTCGCAGGTTTTTTAGGTTCGCATTTAGCAGACTTGATGCTTTCCGCAGGACATACAGTTGCCGGTAATGACAACATGATTGGTGGGTATGCAGATAACGTGCCACAAGGTGTGGAATTCCATCAAGTGGATTGTTGTGATTTAGAAAATTTAACCAAAGCGATGGAAGGTTGTGACATAGTTTATCACACTGCCGCAACTGCCTACGAAGGATTGTCTGTATTTTCGCCTGTGCTTGTTACAAGAAATATATTTGAAGCATCAGTCACAACTATTACTGCGGCAATAAGAAACAACGTAAAGCGTATAGTTTATTGTTCATCGATGGCTAGATATGGTCATCATGATGAAATGCCATACAGAGAAGATTACGAATGTCGTCCTCAAGACCCATATGGTATTGCAAAGAAGGCCGGGGAAGACGTTCTGAAAAACTTATGTGAGACACATGGAGTAGAGTACGTGATTGCTGTACCACACAACATTGTTGGACCAAGGCAGAAGTATGATGATCCATTTAGGAATGTGATGTCAATAATGTTGAATAGAATGTTACAAGGCAAACAACCTATCATATACGGCGATGGTGAACAAAAAAGATGTTTTAGTTACATTGATGATTGCCTTTATTGCCTTAACGCACTAGCGTTCCAAGATAACGTAGTCGGTGAAGTTGTTAATATTGGTCCAGACGAAGAGTCATGCACTATAAACGATTTAGCAGAAATGTGTGCAAACGAAACAGGATTAAATTTAGATACGCTGTATCACAAAGACAGACCACAGGAGGTGAAGATTGCAGTTTGTTCTTCAGACAAGGCAAGGAAATTATTAGGTTATAAAACATCTACAAATGTAAGACAGTCAGTTCAAAAAACAGCGGAGTATATACGGACAAGAGGAACTAAAAAGTTTCAATACCATTTGCCTTTAGAAATTATTAATGATAAGACACCAGATACCTGGAAGAAAAAATTAATATGATATCATTTTGCTGTCCGTCTAGGGGTAGACCTGAACTAGCAAAAAGATTAGTCGATACAGCAACGGAAACACAAAAAGGGAACACAGAATTTTTATTTTACCTTAACGACGATGATGAAAAGTTAGAACAGTATAAAGACTTGCTGGACGAAAAACACTATACCATCGGACCGAATCAGTCAACTTGTTACAGTTGGAATCTAATGGCCGAGAGAGCAAATAACGACATAGTGATGCTTATGGGAGATGACGTGCGGGTACAAACCAAAAATTGGGACAGTATTATTTCTGCGGAATTTGACAAATACGAAGATAAAATTTTAATGGTAGTACCTAGCGATGGACGTAGAAAAGGCAATAAGAATCTTACTAAGAATACGACGTTATGGCCAGACGAACCTCTACCAGCGGCACATTTTGCCGTGCATAAGAAGTGGGTAAGCACATTGGGATATCTAGCGCCACCTTTCTTTTGGCATTGGCACGTTGATACGTACACACAAAAGGTTGCACGTAAACTTAATCGGTGTCTTTACCTTCCTACGGTTACTTTCAAAGCAAAAAAAATAATAAACGACAATGCAGGAAAGCAAATTAGGAAAAATTTTAACATCAATTATAGAGATAATTTTGTTTGGAGTAAAGTCAGGGACAGACATCTTCAAGCAGATGTCAACGCCTTAAAAGAAAAAATTATTAGTTAATTTTTATAAAAACAATGCTTGTTTTCTTTCATGAGAAATAAGTTCAAAGTTATTCGTTGTTCAGTCTGATCACTTTCATAACTGTGCCATGTTTTACCTTGCTGACCACAAAATATAAAAGTGCTGTTGGGTCTCCATGTTGCTTCTTTGACAAATGACTTTTCATTTTGTTCCGTGTACATTTTTGTGCCAACATTTTTTTCTGGCGTGATGTAAGTCACACTACTCCATATTTTTTCAAGTCCTTCTTGGTGTATGTAAAATTTGTATGGTAAAGGTGGAGTGACAGATATGTGGGCGTTTACCGCCAGATCTTTGAACCATCTGTACGCTGGATATTTTTCACACAAAGGTTTTGCGTGGTCCAATATCGCTTTGCTTATATCGTGTATTTGATCATAAAAATTTATATTAAAATCTTTGAAATCTTTTGGATGTATATGCACAAGTTTGTCATTAGGCACATCGATACCCAGGCACTGTTGTCTTAGGTGCTCAAAATGATCTTGTGGTAATGTGTTGTCTATTATTTGATGACTCCATGGATCATTAATGGTGTCGCTTTCTAAACATTTATCTATAAAATAATTACCAATCATTGCATACTTCCTATTTTGGAAATGACGCCTTGTTGTCTTGACAATAATTTGTTTTCCATCTCGATTGTCCATTGGCCTTTGAACTTTCCCCTTGAACATGTATTGCATATCAAATTTTTCTTACTCTCAGAATATTTTTTATTGTAGATAATGTCATGTTCTTTTTGTAAATTGTTCCATGCTTTTTCTATACCAATCTCAAAAATATTTCCGTAATTAGTTTTTCCTTCTGCATCATCACAACACAAAACTGCTTGTCCGTCGACCAGGACTTCCATTTGCCTTAATATACGTCCACCGCCCATTGCACAACCTTGCATGTAATTTTTCTCATTTATAACAGCATCATAGGGTTGAGTCCAGTCTCCGTCGCCGTCGCCCATTCTGTTTTCCACCCAATCCCTCTTAGACTTGACTTTACCTAGTGTTGCATTTTGGTATTCGCTAATTGTTGACGAACTGGCCACCGCTGATTGGTTTTTATGTTTGACGCCGATTCTGATTCTTTCTGAAAGTTTTGGGTAATTTTTTTTGACAAAATTCAAACTTTCGAGAGTTTTATTTTTTTTGATTTTCATAAACTCCCATAGTTCTTCTGCTGTGTGTCCAATCACACTCATGTGTATATTACCCAATAGGTGTGTGTATTTGTTTAAAATTTCACACTGTTTTTTTGTAAAAGATACGCCGTTGGTACACAAGCCTACCTTAATTTTATAGTGATCACAAAGTTCCATTATGTATTCCAAGTTAGGTTGCACCAACGGATCGCTGTATCTCCATGGCGAGATTGCACAGGTGTAATCCTTCACTTTGTATTTCTTTATGAGAGATCCATAATCATGTAAAAGAGTCCCTAACTGTTCTTTGGTCATAAGTTTACCGTGATATGTTTTATCTTCACTCAAGGTTGTGTATGGGCAACAGTAACATTTTGCATTACACAAATTGATTGGTTCAAACGCTATTGATGTAGGTAGTGGAATTGATCTATACATTTGTTTTCACCATTATATAATCTTGATTAAAAACTTTGTCTATGCCTTTGCATTCGTACCCCCATGATTCTAAAAGGTCTTGTGCATCACTGTCACCTCTGTTTTGTTCAATCACAACCACTGGACTGTATTCTTTGATTGTCTGTTCTGAACCTACAAGTGCTTTATATTCGTATCCCTCGATGTCATATTTTATAAATGTCACACTTTTAAAGTTGAAAGAATCTAAAGTCTTGACAGGTATGGCAACATTTCCGCCGCCTTTTATTCTACCGACCCTGTTGCTTGTAGTAAAAGCCGTACCGTTTTTTTCTCCTATACCGCACACGTGGTATGTAAATTTACTCATATCTTGAACATTGTTTTTAAACATGTTTTGTTTGTCTCTGAAATCAAAACAGTGTATGTGTTCGAAGTGGTCTTCCATTTCTCTAGCAAATCCGCCTTCTCTACAACCAACATCAATACCTATTCCATGTCCCTTGATGTAAGGCATAGCCAGTTGAAAAGTGTGGTTCCAACCCTTGATTTTTTTAGGTATTTCTTCAGGCGATCCTAGGAATCTATTTCTTGTTGTTTGCATAATCATTTAACCATTTTTCTAAAGCAGGCCCGTCGAGTGGCTCTGGAGTCAACCATTCCTGTACTCCGGCAGTCGATGCCCATTTCCCACTTGGCAACTGGTACGCATTATGCATAGGTTCTTCGATGTGTCTACCCACCATATATCTGCGTGTGCCAGGACCATATGGTTTAATCTCGGATTGCACCACAATTAATCCCAACTGTTCGATCCATTCGAGCATTCGAGTCTTGTGGTTTTTCTTCATAACTGTAGTTATCTGGATTTTAGTAGTACCGTATTATGCACTGAAAAGGTTGATTGCTTCCTTTTTCCAATCGTCGGAATATTCACAGTTTCTGTATCCGTCAAACCACGGACCCCCTTCTGTGTAGTGCAATATCTTTGGTGACCCATCTTCTGGTTCTCTGTACCAACCTACCAACCAGTTGTAGTTGTGAGGCAATGCACCAATTTCTGAATCTTCTAGCCAACTGAATCTGTGTAAAAATTTTGGTGTCTGTTGATTAAGAAATTCTGGCGTAAGTATTTTATTTTTCTCATGTTCGCAGTTCCAAAGCACCATGCTACTCCAATTCTTTCTAGGATAAACAGTTTGTACTTGTCCGTCCATCTTGGTTGTCTCTTTTGGCGTGTAATCATGTTGTACACAGACCACTGCTTTACTTGGATCCATGTATTTGGTTAACATGTGGCTTGGTATCTTCCATAAGAAGTCACAATCACAGAACACTGCCCATCCTTTGAAGTCGTTTAAGTAAGGCACAAAAAATCTAGTGAATGTGAATTCTGTTGATGCTAGTTTGTCTTTTTCACGTGTGTAGATTCCTTGAGCTCTCATGTCATTTTGTTTTAATGGAATCACTTCTGCCGATGGATCTCTACGTTTGATAGAGTGTTCACACACTTGGTATGCTATGTCTTCTCTCGAATCCCAACCTACGTATATTTTCATTTTCTTCCCGAAACTAGTTTGTGTATCTCTTTCCAATTACTTACACGTATTACCTCTGGATGGGTGAAGTCTCGGTTGTATGGATGGTCTATTAAAATAGGCTTTAAACCGTATTTGAGCCCGGCTACAGCGTTTTTTGGCTTGTCCTCGACCCAATATAGTCCGGTATCATGAAACTCTGCTAAAGCACTATCTTTGTCAGCACCAGTGCCAAGTATATGGTAATTTATAAACACATGGTCACCAAACAATTCTCCTAAACGTTTCTTACGCAGTTGTTGTGCAGGTATGTCTGAGGTCTGCGATGTAATTGGAATAAATGTCCAACCCTCCGCCGCAAGTAGTTTCACCCATGTCTGTGATTCTAGCATTGGTCTTTGGTTCCCCATCCATGCACTCCTATTGAATTCTCTAATATGCTTTCTGATCTCGTCCTTGGTTACCCCAAATCGTTCTGCCATTTCGTATGTGTTTTCTTTATCCGGAAGTAATCGATGTGGATGATATCTTGCTCCCCTTTCATCGAAAAGTGTACGTTGTAACATCCATTTTGTAAAATGGTGTTCCCATTCTAAAAGGACGCCGTCTACGTCTGTGAGTATTATTCTATTATTTGATGTCGGCATCTTCCATTCCCGCGACCCTCAGTTTCACAATATTTGTGATCTGCCATTGTTTCTGATCTAGTCCTTTGGTGATACCTAAGTATTGATTCCTGATTAATGCGAAGTCGTTTATTATTTTAGTTAGATCCACAACATCGTCCTCGCCGTCTACATATTTTTCAGCGTCTCTACTTGATAACGCTCTGTTGTAATTTTCTAAATATTTTTTAAAAGTTTTTGATCTTAGTCTTCGTAATTCGATGTTAAGATATTCTAGTATTGCTTCAAGTTGTTGCAGTTGGCTAAATCTCTCTTCCACTATTCCAGGTAAGGCCGCACTTGCCCTTTCAAGGTTACCATAAATTTTACACTGTTTCCTTGCTTCAAGAAGTTCTTTATCAAAGTGTGATATACAATCTGGTATTTTGCTGAGATTTCTGCTGACTTCGTTGTACCAATTAATCATCTTCGCCGTATCCGTATGACTCCTCGTCGTCCTCTTCGAACACAGTGTTTATTGCTTCTTCAAGTTTTGGATCGTATTCAGCGGAGGCTTTAATTTCGTCATGTTCAACACCAATGTCTTCTAGACTCTTAATGAAGTCTATGGCCATGTCCAGTTTTTGTCTTTCTGGCACATAATGAACCATCGAGTTCCACAAACGCTCGATGTCCTCGTGTGTAAAGTCTATCATTCGGTTTCAACTTCCTCTTCTGTAGGCACTTCCTCTTTGAACTCTGCCATTATCATATCTAATTTATCACCAACCCAGGCTTTTCTAAAGTCTATGTGTTCTTTACCTGCTTTGTCGACATATTTCAATCTATTTCCTGTTTGTACTAGAAGACCTTTCTTCTCAAATAAATCCACAAGTCCGCTGTATGGATCCATACCTGTGTCATATGGAATCTTTACTTGCACACCCTCGAAAGGTTTTGCATATCTTGTTTTCATAACTTTACAAGCGGCTCTGATACCCCTGACGTCACTTACTTTGTTGCCTTTTTCGTCCTCTTTCAGTTTTAATTTCTTCATTGCAACAACAATACTTGATGCGTATATGAATCCTTGTCCACCTGATATCTTGTCATCTGGGTCAAACATATCCTGTGATGCATATGTGTGGTTGGTTGCAATAAGTCCCACGTTCCAACTTCCAAACATGTTAACACAGTTTCTTACAAGTGCTGTTAAGGCTTTGGGTTTTCTACCCAAGTCACCTTTCATCTCACCTGCTTCGAACTGATTTACATCAGTTGGTGTGAGCAACATACCCAAACTGTCTATAACAAATAGCACCTTAGGTGCACCCTCTTTGTTGTCTGCGTGTTGTTCTCTGTACCCTTTCATGAACTCCGAAACAGTTTTAGCAACATCGTCTACCATGGACATACTCAATTTCATAAGTTTGTCTTCCGACGTGTCTACGTTAAGTGCTTGTAGCCATTGTTCATCTAGTGCGTTCTCTGTGTCGATCAATATTACGAATATGCCTTGATCCTGGGCGTTCTTAATAATGTTGCCTGATGCTATGTATGATTTACCTGCACCAGACTCACCGGCAAGTACTGTTACTTTGCCTAGGGGAATACCTTTGTTGAAATCACTTGTCATCAAATAGTTCAATGCGTAATTTCCTGTTGAGATCCAGTCAGTTGGATCGCTGAAGCCTATGCCTAGTCCTTGTATAGACTTTGTTAAACTTTTTCTAAATTTTGTTGCGTCAAATACTTTCGTCATAATTTTTCCTTTGTGTCATCTATTTTAGCATACCTAGGCCCTAACGTCAATATATTAGGGCCTTGGTAAAATGTCAGATTATTTTGCTTGTCTTGATCTAATCAACTTTAAGATGTCTTCTGCTCTTTTCGCACTGTCGCCTGCAGGTGCCGCCGTTGCCGGAGCCGCCTGAGGTTTTTCCGCCTCGTGTGTATGAGGTTTATCACCATCTTGATGACTATGTTTTGTGCCATCGTCATGTGTGTGTTCAACAGTTGCTGGTGCCTCTGCCACGGGTGTCTGTGGTTTTTGGTAAGCCACGCCCGCTGGTCTGAAGTACTGTCCATACTGCTCAAGATCATAAGCCTCACCTTCCACAGATTTTTCAAATAATTCCTTGATTATTTTCACTTCTGCTTCAGTTGGTTCTTTTGGTCTGAAGTCACCTAGATTATGTAATCCATGTGTGTCGATCGCGGCTCTCTCTGCCTCGTCCAACGGTCTTTCTCTTCTTGACCATTTTGATGTTGAGTAGTCTGCATAACCACCTTTTGTTGTCTTAGTGATCCTGAAGTCTACACCCTTCAAGTAATCAGTTGGCATTTCTTCCATCTCTGGATCCATAAGTGCCCCTCTGATAATGTTGAAGATCTGAGGACCGATTATAAATCT